GCCCATAACCAGTTGAATAAGGTTGGTCTTTCCAAGTTTCTGGATAACCAGTACCTTTATCAAAAGATGAACCAATTACGTAAGACCTCTTTGGCTCTAAATAATCATGGACAGATTTACCAGAAACATCTTGAGCATCAATTGCATTACCTGCAGCATAATAAGATAATAACTCATAATCAGCAGCTGCGCCACCATCACTAATGATTTCAGTTTTTAATATAGCAACTGTAGATGTAGTATCTGTATCTACATTTACTACCTTTGCAACCAAATAAGCATCAGGTTCAATAGCAGCAGCATCGCCAGAATCATCCCATGAAGCACTATAACTGCCATGACTTTGTGTCATAATAGGTATTTTTATGATTTGCCCCTCAACATAGAATTGAGGTTGTGTACCACTATCACCAACAGATATTTCACCACTTGATTGACCATATATATTTTGAACATTACCAGCTGAATTGTAATCAGTTGCCATTGTAAAATAATATGTATCTTCAGCATCGGTATTAGTATGAGTTACTGTTGCATCAGTTCCTGCCAAAGCAGTTTGAGCAGTTGTACCATGATTGGTTACGTAAGAATACCTTTTCATGTACGATCCTCGTTTTTCCGTAAATTTGAACTGTGGATCATCAGTTGGTTTTTTCGAAACCATACTGACAAAACGGAAAAACGGATCCTGAGATAGCGCAAGTTCTGATACACGATCACCGAAGTTAAATTTTCTCCGAAGATCGCCAGTATCTAATGTAGATCCTGAACTACCAGGGCTATTAGTGTCAGAAAAAGAACCTATATTTCCATGAGAAGTATAAGAGCTTTGTCCGCCATATAATATATCAGCCATTTTTTATCTCCTTATTTAAGTTCAGATAAATCCTGCCTTAATGGCTATATATAAGTTAATATATAGTTAAATCTATCCGAACAAGTTATCTAAATCACCATCCAAACCTAAAAGTCCTTCAAACAATTTGTCATCAGGTGTCTTTTCTACAGTTTGGCTGTTTGCTCCGCTAGCAGACGCAGGAATGTTCCTGACATTCTTCATTTGATTCAACATATCATTCTTTGTAGATTTGACCACATTGGCATTAGCTTGATCACGATTCAAAAGCAAATCGATATCATCAAGAGTAAGAGTATGTTGCTGAGCATTAGCTTTGAAAGCTTCAAACTCATTATCATTCCACCCTTTCTTCTCCTGAAAATCTTTTTCCATTTTCATCTGTGAAGCCTTTTGCTGCACTTTCGCAGCATTAGCCTTCTCAGCTTCTACCATTTGACCAACTCTAGCTTGAACAACTCTATCCACCTGAGAATTAAGAACCTTTGCAGAATCGGAATCTGGATTTACCATTGCTTCATTAGCATCAAATTCAAAATCCTTATCCAATCCCAATTGTTCTTGTACATTCTTAGGTGCATTTCCACCATTCATCAAATAGTCACGAACATGTTCTACAAGTCCACTATCGTTTTTCATTGCATCGAGAACAGGCACAAAAGGTTCAACCTCTTTATACCTATCTCTCAGCTTGACGGCTTCTTTGCTACTATCAGAGTAGCGTTTTTTATAGGGATTGCCATCATTGTCCCAGTCCACATTGTTGGAGCCAACATCTTGGTGTTGAGTTACCTGTTCGGGGTCAACATTTTGTTGGGTTGCCTCAGTGTTATCATCGGCGACCATGCCGTTTACGTCCTTTTCTAGAGTGTTGAAAAAGTCATCTGAGGAGCCAAAAACCGCTTTATCTACTGATTCAGTTGTTGGGTTACCTGTGTCTTTTGTCATTTATTTCTCCTTTTTTTGATCGTATTGTGAGCTAGTTTACTGCTCTTCTTTAATATCCTGCAAGTCTTTTCGTGCAGAATGTATTTCTAGTGCTAATTCTTTTGATTTGCTACCTACTTCATTCCTCATAACATTACGTAAAAGCTTTTGCTCAGCTGCTGTCTGACGATACTCTTCTTTTGTATCCCCTTTCATTTCTTCTTTCTTCTTAGCAACTTCCATCTCAGCCTGCATAACCTTACCTTTGATACCAGCCTGAACAAGTTGCCTCTCAAGAGTCTCAATAGTCCCAGTTTTATCCTTAAGGGCTTCAGATAGTTGCTGTAATTGTCCTTGTAACTGAGAATATAGACTCTTTCTTTTAGCAATTTGTTCTTTATTCCGTATATCAGTTTCAGCAAGAACTGCAATATCATCAACAACTCCAATTTGAAGTAGTTCCTTTAATTCTGCAAGATAAGCCCATCTATTGACAGGAAGTGTGGATCCAGAAACGACCCTTACATCAAATTTAGCTGTAGAATAATCCATTGATTTCCCTATAGCTTCTCCCATATCATTATAAATAGGAATATTAATTTCCTGCTCTCTCTGTTCCTGTAATGCACTAGGCTGAATAATCCTAAACTTCTTGTTAGCTGAATATACAGATTGAGATATCTGCATTACTACCTTACCTAATTGCTTTAATGCTGGCTCAATTGCATTCTTCATCCATTGTTTAATTCTTCGAGTTCCATACTCATCCAATGCAAGCATCCCTCTAAATGTTTCATGTTGTTGCTGTGTATCTCCTTGCATAGATGAATAAATACCTGCTAAATATTCCATATCAGCTTTCCCTTCTTGAACTACTTGGAAGAAAGCATTAGATAATGGAGCAGGTAAAATAGGGGTTGGTTTTTCACTACCTGGTCTTACTGGCAAGAGTGCTCCTGGCGAAGAAGAATATTGTTCCCATAATTCTGGATCTATAGAACCCTCTTCATATAGCCATCTTAATGAAGAACCTAATGAAGCATTGTGAACCATTATCTGGTGAGATTTGTTTATTTCTTGCTGTTTCCCTATAAGAGGAGCAACAGCTGAAATAGGATATGGAGTCCCTGTCCATTTAAAATGGAATGGTACTATTGGATATTCAGTTACATTGTCTGGATATATTTGTTCATACAAGAACTGATCACCTGCAACACAGGTTTGCTTAATCCTTGTTCCATAAAACTGTATTGCTTCTACAACAGTCTTAGCAAACTCTTCCTCTTTCATTAAATTCTTGAAATCCTTTTCAGAAATAATATGATTCTCTATCTTGGATGCTTCAGCCTGTAACTTACTCATACATTCTTTCTGATAAGCTTCCAATTGGTTCTTCATCATCTCTTGTGCTTTTTGCATTTCAAGTTCATATCTTTCAGGAATCATCTGTCCCATTTGAACAGCTTCTTGCATTTGCTTTTGCTGTTCCATGAGTTTAACTTCCATTTCAGCTTTCATTTCTTTCATCATAACAGTACATTGTTTATTGATTTCTTTTAACTGCTTTTTATCAGGAGGAATCTGAATAAAAACATTCATATAAGATATCTGCACTTTTTCATAAAGCTCAAACAATTCTAATAATATTTCATTCTCACCTTCAACTGTAATGCCAGTTCCAGTCATTGTATTATCATCATGCAGAAATAACTTTTGTTCAGAATCTGCCATTGCTCTTTCAGAAGCTGAATAATGCCCACTTGAATCTGATGCTTTGCTAACCTTCCTCTTAAATTGAGGGAATAATTTCATTACATGACTTCTTGGGAGTACTTTCCTCATCAAAATAAATGATGCATCTCTAAACATTATGTCCCTTGCTTTAGGATCTACATAAAGATCAAATGGTTCTGGTTGTGTTAGTACTACTTCTCCCATTCCGTTATCCATGTCAGAATTAGCATTTACCATAATATAGCCAATACCTTTTGTAACTGCATCATTGACAGCATTAGAATATAAAGTTGACCCATCTGAAAGATTCCATATATAATCAGCCATGTCACTAAATACAGCTGCTACATCACTATCACTTCCTTCTACTCCTATTGCCTGCCATCTTGGACTGTTAGCTGTTGCATAGAAATTCAACATCTCTACTACAGGTAAAATCCTGTTAATAGTAAATGTAGGCATGCCTTGTTCCTGTAATGAATTCTTTTCATTCCTTGATAATTGTTCATCATGAGCAAATTCATAACCTTTCTGGTTAACAAACTGCCACTGTTGTCGTGTCCAGCTATTAGCTAGATTGTACAGTTCTTTTATCTGGTCAACTTTTTTCTTCTTAGCCATTATTCCCCTATTTCATAAATATTATCCGACTTTTTAAATTCATCTATAAGTGTGTCTTCTCTAGACCTCAGAGAGTCTGGTACATTAAGATTTTCAGATAAGAAGTTCTTCAAGTTGCTTTCTGCTCCCTTTTTCTGCTCATCTGTCATGTGCCACCCGCTCCACTCTCCTAGCCTACTATTCTCTACCTTCCTTAATATATCTAAAAACTCACCACCTTTATCAGGGTCAATTTGCTTCTGTATATTTTCTAAAAGTTCAGTTGCAAGAAAGGTATCCCGACTATCTAAGTCATGTTTTTTACCCGTAAGTAACTGGTCTAACTTCTTTGATACCATATTTGAGTATTTTTCCCCAGTAGTATAACCCTCATACTCACTAGGGTCACCTAGAGTAGAAAAATCAAGGGAAAAAACCCTTCCTCCTTCATCTGGTTCTCCCTCATATCCTCCAGGCAGTTTCTTCTGGGTTTCCAGGTCATTCAAAACAAA